AGATTGCAGAGAAGTGGAAGTCGTGGAGATTAACATTTGTTTGTACTGCTCTATTGGGAGGTTGGCTCCTATGGAAAGGTGCAAATAAGTTGTATTCCATGCTAACAGAAGATCCAAGTCAACACGAGGATACTTCTGTTATTTTGCCTGATGTCAAGCAAGTTGAGTCAATGATTAATTGTGAAATGTATCACCGATGTGGTGATTGTAACATAGATCATATGGCGCAAATGCAAGGTAATGTTCTCGATGTGTTTCCAAAAGATGAGAAACAAAATGTTTGGGTTCGTGATGAAATGCAATTATCTGAGTTCTATGTTCCATCTAAAGCTACGGCTTGGAAGGCACTTGGACAAATTGAAGTTGTGAATCGCATTAAGCAAAATGTTGTTCATTTTGATGCCGAGTTTGTTAATTCTAAGCTTGAGCGACGACAACATATTCCTGGCACCGCCGTGTGTGTCAAAGGCTTTTTGTATGTCACGAATAATCACTGTTTACCCACTGATGGGAAAGTGACGATGTATATGTCACAAGTACCTAGTGGAGTGTGTATTTCACCCAACATCAAGTTTTGTCTGGAACAATCAGCCATAGTTCGCTTCGTAGATAAGGATATTGCCTTCTTTACATGTAGATGTACTCCGCCACGTGCTGACTTGACTCATTTGTTTTTCAAGAAACAATTTGATGTCTTGTCTTGCCGTGGGCATTATATCCATTGTAGAAAAGGAGCCTCCCCAACACATGCAGATATTGCTATTCATTCAATTGGTTCTTCCAATTTGTTGAATTCGACAACTCAAACGGTGTGGAAGGCAGGCGTTACAAGCGAATATCGTACAGTTCTTGGTGATTGTGGTTCGCCCATGATTGCCCATACTTCTAAAGGACCCATAATCATTGGTCTACATCAATATATTAGTGGGTTTGAAGTAGGAGCTGTTGAAATTTTGGCAGATGATATCGAGATTGCTATGACTACTTTTGGTCCTCAGATTCAATGTGGCGTTCCTAGTTTTGTAAAGGAGCCATTGGGTCCACTCCATCAAAAATCAGTTTTGAGATGGGAGGAACAAGGTCAAGCAAGGGTTTACGGTAGTACACCTAGCGGTTCATTCCGTGTTGGTCCGCGTAGCAAGGTTGGTCCCACTGCAATTTCTGAAGCTGCAATAGCTGAAGGATTTGTAAAGAGGTGTGACAAACCTGTTATGAAGGGTCCAGAGGTGTGGCATAATAATATTGAGCCTACGTTGACTCAAGAGTTTGATGCCGATACTACTTTGATTGCGAAGTGTGTTGATTCATATGCAAATGATGTGTTGTCTAGATTAGATCCTAAGATGTTGGATCAGATTGTAATTTTGGACGATGTGTCTACCTTGAATGGAGTTAAAGGAGTTCGTTTCTTGGATAAGATTAATCGGAACACGAGTATGGGTTATCCCTATCGTAAACCGAAACGAGATTTCTTGAATCCTGTTCAAGATCCAGATCTTCCAGATGCTATGGAATACACACAAGAGATTATGGAAGAGGTTGAATTGATCAAGGATGTCTATAGTCGAGGTGAGCGTTATATGCCTGTCTTTATTATGTCCTTGAAAGATGAACCAATTCCGTTGAAGAAAATCGCTATCAAGAAAACTCGTGGCTTCATGGGTGGTCCTGCTGCTTGGCAATTTGTGTACAGGAAGTATTTGTTATCGTTTGTACGTGTTTTTCAGTTGTTCCCTGAGATTTTTGAAGGAGCCCCTGGAATGAACTGTTACAGTTGTTCATGGAAGAAACTCTATGAATATTTGACATTCTTTGGTGAAAAACAGATGGTTGCTGGTGATTATGCCAAATATGATAAGCGAATGTCACCCGAATTTATTTTGGCGGCATTTGATTTCATTATTCGTATTTTGCAAGCGGCTGGATGGGATGAAGATATGATTCGTCCTGTTCGCTGTATGGCTGCGGATGTGGCATTTCCAGTTACTAATGTACAAGGTGATTTTGTGGAACTTTTTGGTAGTAATCCATCAGGACATGCATTGACAGTAATCATCAATTGCATCGTTAATTCGTTGTATATGAGATATTGTTATGCGAGGTTGTCTCCGGATTGCTCTTGTGAGGAGTTTCAGGCACATGTACATCTGATAACTTATGGTGATGACAACACTATGGGTATTGATGCTGCTAGACCATGGTTCAATCATACAACTATCCAAGCCGAATTGGCAAAGATTAAAGTTGTGTATACTATGGCCGATAAAGAAGCAGAGTCTGTTCCGTATATTGACATAAGCGAGGTATCCTTTTTGAAGAGACGTTTTGTCCCTTTTGAGGATCGAGTGATGTGTCCTTTGGAATGGGCTTCTATCGATAAGATGTTGACGATGTGTACAGTAAGTGATTCCGTATCTCCTGAAAAGCAAGCTATTGATACTATCAGATCTGCTGTTGGTGAATTCCATCAGTATGGTAAGAATGTGTTTCAAGAGAATGTTCAGAAGTTGAAACGGATTGTGAAGAATAGTAATTTGGAAGTCTTTATTGAACCAAATACGTTCCCAACATATGAGCAATTGCATGAAGCTTATTACACTTACTGTTGTCAAAAAGATTGTGATTGTGTTCAGAAGATTACACAAGCTTAATTGCGAAACCAAAATCTTCTTGTGTAGTGTGAACGGATTTATATTCGAGTGAGGAATGTAAATACTGCTGCTACATGTATATCTACCTGGGCGATCCCCAAAATTCGTATTTACGAATGTGTTGGTTGATACACAATTTCACAAAAAGCGCCAAGTGTATAGTTCTAAACTTGGTTTAAAAATGAACTGCGAATTTTTGTATTTGTGAAAATTTCGAGATGTTGAGTTCTCTTTCTTCATCTCCCAAATATCAGAAGAGAATTTTACAATCTGAGGTTGTTGATACACCAGTATTGTCAAGTGATGATGCACCCCAACATATGCAGCAAGAAACAATTCAATTTGTTGATGCAGGTGAAGGTGAGTCATATGTCCGTGAGACAGTGTTCGAGCCCACTTATAGTGAGCACACTGATGAAGTGGCCAGTTTAGGGAAGTATTTAGAACGACCCGTTTTGATTGACCAGTTTACTTGGAATGAGAGTGATACATTTACTCTTACTCCCCGGACCTTGTATCCTTGGCACAAGTATTTCAG